ATGGCAAAACTCAAAGCGGCCGGTATTCAACCGGCCAAGGTGGTCCTCGCAAAGAAGAAAACCCGTATTGGTATGGATACGTCGCCGGACTGGAATTACTGGCGGCAGATGCCGCACGAACTGTTGTGGAAGGCTGTTGCGCTGTCATGCGATATAGATCCACGGCGAGAACGGCTCCCTGATTGCAGCTACTGCGCAAATCGTCCACGTTGGGGCGTCGGGGTACACGATGACAGATACCGGGAATTTCATGACCGGTTGGAAATCGCTACAGCCAGGATAAGCGAGTTGTCCGATGGCGTGTTGAATATGACCGACGTAAACGACGTTCGAATTGAGTTGCCCAGATTTGCGGCGTGGGCGCTTTCAATGGAGTGGGAAATTCCGCAGCCGTTGGCAAACATGGCGGAGACCGCGGCGAAAGCGAGTAAGCCGGCGAACAAGGGCGGAAACCTCGGTGCTGCGGAGCGGGGAACAGTGCAAAAGCTAATCGCCGGCTTTCTGGCGCAAGGTTATTCGCATGACCAAATATCGAAGCCCTATGCCATTGCCAAGGAGATACAGACTGCCTTGGAATCGGCAGGGCTTAATCTGTCGGACGAGACTATCGTGAGTTGGATCAAACAGTCCGCGCCGTTACTGACATCAGCCAAGAATAGTTAGCAGAATCAGCGTAGGCCATCCAAATTTGGATACCGAATATCCAAATTTGGACTAAGGCGCTTTCCGTTATCAGAAGATTGCACCGTTCTAATTCGAACGGGAGCAATCGAAAATGCATCACCTTCCTGCGACTGGCTACCTTCGCCTTCCTCACATCATCGGCGACGCGAAAGCTAGTCCGCCAATCCCCGCAGTAATCCCGGTCTCCAAGAGCACCTGGTGGGCCGGCGTCAAATCCGGCCGCTATCCCCAACCCGTCAGGACTTTAGGCCTGCGCATCACCGCATGGCGCGTCGAGGACATTCGCGCCTTGATCCAGCAAGCCGCAGGGGCGCAATGATGCACGGGGTGATGATGCCCTTGGCCATGTTCGAGGAAATCATGGCGAGGTGGGAGGATTCCGTCGAGCTGGAGGACTCCGGGGGCGCGGCGGAGGCCTCCGCTTGCGGAGGGCGACGCGCCCCCGGAGCCGGGCCAATGGCTAGTAACACTACGCCATCCATTCCCAATATGGGAATCGGTACAGGAATCGCACCGAAACGGTGCGGGGATGCCTGATGGCTCGCAAAGCCCGATATTCGTCGATTGGGTCACCATTGTTGAGCGCCATCCGGCAGGGGGCCTCCCTATCCTCTGCCGCGGGATCCACTCATGGTCTGACCGACAGGGCGTGTGCCGCCTTGAAAGAATTAGCCCCACGTCTTTGGGCGGCTCATTCGACACAACTGTTCAACTCGGATGTGACGGTTTCAACGTTTACCTCTCCGGGAACGTCGGGCGTCTATCTCGCCAGGACAACGTGTTCAATCTGGGATGGCAAGCCACCCTTGCGAAGTGTCAGCGAATACTGGCGGCCAACGGCTTGCGTCCCTTTGGAATTACTGAGCGGGCTTCCGGTGCGGACGCTGCGGGGGAATCAGGGGGGGTGGGGAGAGGAGCGCGTCTACTCCGTGTGGACATCACCGGCAACTTTTCCACGGGGAGCATTGGACAGGCCAAAGCGCTTGTACGTGGTGCGCAGGGCTTAGGGCGTGCGCGTCATAGGCCCGGGGCGGTAGGGGATTGGTCGGCGTGGTGGGTGAACACCAGCCGCATGGTCAAAGTGTACGTGAAGTCGGAAGAGTTGGTGGCACATGGAAAGGAGCGTGATGAATCTATTGTTGCTTGGTGTTGTGACCACGGCGTCGTCCGCTTTGAGGTCGAAGTGAAACGGCGCGAGCTGCAGCGGCTGGGCCTGAATCATTTGGGCGACGTGACGGACGAAAAGCTGCGCGTCGTGTTCGAGGAAGAAACGGCGTTCTTGCGCAAGTACGACAGGTCGGACGAGCCGGATATTTTGCTGGCGATTCCCTCGCGTTCCAGGGCGTACGCGGCGGCGTGGCTGAAGGGGCAGGACCTGCGCCAGATTTGCAGCAACGGCACGTTTTACCGTCATGCAAAAGTGTTGAGGGGGTTTGATATCGATATCACGCGGCGGCGGGATATTCATAACTTCCCTGTGAAAGTGCGGTTAGTGGAGTTGTCGCCGCTATCCGCGCCATCGTGGTACCAGTGGGACGAAGCTGCTTAATTTCAAAAGGAGAAAGGCTATGCGCGTTACAGGAATCAAACGGATTCACGGTGTGGGGGCGAAGGGACCGTACGACTTCGCGGAGCTGTTCGTGCTGTCGAAGATCGAAACCGGGAAGTTCGGTGCGGCGACGATCGAAGGCGGCGGCGAAGAGCCGGTCGGGATGGAGGTCGCGCCCGAAGCGGTTGCGCAGTTCGACGGGGTAGCGTACCCGGCCGAGCTTGCGCTGAAGACCGAGCCGCGCAACGTGCGCGGGGAGTGGAAAACCTGCTGCATCGGCGTGGACCGCGTTGCCAAACCGGTTGCGAAGGCGGCGTGATGAGCGCGGCCGAGCTCGCGCTGATCGGGGTGGACTCGGCAACGATTCTCCTCGTCTACACCTGGGGCATGGGGGCGGTGCTTTCCATGTGGGTGATCGGCTACGCGGCCGGTGTCGCGATCAAAGCCATCAATCTCTTGTAGGGGCCTTTCGGCCGAACGTGGCGGCGTTTTCCGCTTTTTTCTGTGGAGGTGAATCATGGCAGATGTGTTCACGGCGGTGGATTTGAGCACGGTCAGCGCTTTTGTTGTGGGCGCGATGGTGATCGTGGTGGGTGTGGCGCTGGCGTTCAAGGCCGGTATCCTGGGCAAGCGCGCTATCAAGACGGTGTAGGGCATGACCGGCGCACTGGTGGCGTTGTTCTACGGGCTGATCGCCATGCTGGGCGGCATCAGTGCGCTGGTCGTCATTCTTGCCTTGCACGCGGGCTCGCAGTGAGAAAACTTCTTGTAGCCCTGCTGCTGGTCCTTGGCGCGTACTCGGCGGGGGCGATGGCTGCGACCAGGGCGCAAGCCTTGGCCTCCTGCGCTGCGTATGACGCCGCCTATTGCGTCGGCACCGGCCCGCGGACGTGCGCGGATCATCCCTACCCGGCCAATAACCCTCCGTTTATCCGGATCGATGCCGGGGCCGGTGGTTCGTGCAGCAGTACGCCCTGGACCTATACGCCGGAGCCGTCCTGTACTGCCGGTTCCAGCGGTCCGAGCGGCTTCTTCGATTACGGAACGGACGAAGGCAACACGAGCGGCTTTCCTCTGCTCATCTGTTCGTCGCTTTGCGAGTACACATTCAGCGGGGCCGCCCCGGCTGCGCGCTCGCTCACGCTCGGCGTGTATCACTATTACGCGCAGGGGACCTTTACCGGCACCGGTTCGTCATGCACGGAAAATACCGATCCTATGCCGGTTGGTGCGACAGCGCCGGGGGCGGATACGTGCGCCGCGGGGCAGTCGATGGGTACGGTCAACGGCAAAACCGTGTGTCTCAATTCCAGCGGCCAGGTCGCGCCGCAGCCGCCAGTGACCAAGCCGGTCGAGACCACGCAAAAGACTACGGGGGTAAACACCCAAGGCGAAACGACTTCGACTGAAATCACGACGAACCATATCAACAACACGACGACGACAACGATTGTCACGACGCACCCGGACGGATCGACGACTACAGCGAAAACGCTCACGGCCGACCCGACGCCGCCGGAAGATGAAAGTTTTTCTCCTCCGCTGGGCGGGCCGGCGCCTACGCACGCGGGGGGTTGGTATACGTCGAAGTACCCGGATGGTCTTCGCGGGGTGTGGGATTCGCGCAAAGCGGCCTTGTTCAATAGTCCGCTAGGCGCGGCCATCGCGAACATGGCCGTGCCGGTCGGTAGCGGAACCATTCCGAGTTGGACTTTGGATTTGAACATGGGCATGGGCGGCATGGGCAACCTGGGCGTCTACACGATCGGGCTGCCGGCGTGGTTGTGGTCGGTCATGCGCGTGCTGGTGCTGCTCTCAGCGGCTTTCGTCTGTCGTCGTATCGTTTTCGGGGGGTGATCCATGGACGGTTTCGCAAGCTGGCTTCTGGGGTGGTTGAATTCGTTCCTGGCGTGGGTCCTGGACATTCTCGGCACGGTGTTCACCGGGCTATGGGATCTCTTGTCGGATTTGCTGTTTTTCGTGTTCGACAAGGTGCTGGACCTGCTGGTCTACATCGTGTCCGGGCTTTCCTGGGATTTCAGCGGCTTCTCTCCTGCGCAGTATTGGAACCAGCTTCCGGCGGAGCTGGTCAACGCGCTCAATCTCCTGGGCGTGCCGTTGGCGCTTGGTATGATCGTCATTGCCCTCGGGATACGCTTCGTGCTTCAAACGATTCCGTTCGTGCGCTGGGGGTCGTAATGGAACACGAACACAACGATGACTTTCCGTATGAGGATTGGACGATTGCGGATTTGGCCGCCGCGGCGTGGGACTCCGAAGCCGCGCTTGAAGAGTTGAATCACCGTCTCGGGGAGCAAGCCGACGAGGACGCGGACGAACCGGACGAGCTGGACGGGCTGTGATCAATCTTCTCGTCGGTGCGCCAGGTGGTGGCAAGTCCTATGAGGCCGTTGTCTATCACGTCCTCGCCGCCTTGGCGAAGGGGCGCAAGGTCATTACGAATCTTGCATTGAAGGTCGAGGCGTTCGCCGCGATCGATCCGGGCTATGCGGACTTGATCGAGCTGCGTAAGTGCACCGTTGCCGTGCGGCCGGTGGAGGCCGAGCAAAGCAGGGCGCAATCGCGCTTTATGTCCCGTCTCGGCCTGGACAAAGAGCGGACCTGGAACGGGGCGGCGTTTTCGCACGTCGAGGACTACGGCGATCGGTGGCGGCACGAGAAAAGCGGCGTGGGTCCGCTGTATGTCATCGACGAGTGCCACATCAGCCTGCCGAAAACGGGTACGCCGGTGGCGGTCGAAGAGTGGTACTCGCTGCATCGGCACGAGTTCGCGGACGTGCTGTTGATTTCCCAGAGCTACGGGAAATTGAACGCCGCGGTGCGCGACCTGGTGCAGATCGTCTATCGCGTGCGCAAAAATATTGCGCTCGGTTCGAGCGGCACCTACACGCGGAAGGTGCAGGACGGGATCAGGGGGGCGGAGGTCAACGCGGCGGTGCGCCGCTACGAAAAGCGGTACTTCCCGTTGTACGTGTCGCACACGCGCAGCGGCGTGGGTGCGGAGGCGGGCGCGGAAGACATTATTCCGATCTGGCGCAATTGGAGCGTGTACGGCGTCGGGGCTTGCGCTGTCGTGTTCGCGGGGCTGTGGATGGTCAACGGCAATCCATTCCGTATGTTTTGGGGGCCTCACGTCAAGGCTGTTCCTGTCGTCGCCGCCGCGGAACCCGGGCGGCAGGTGCGATTGCAAGGCATCGGGCACGCGGTTAAGGACGGGCCTGGCGCTGTTGCGGCCGGTCCGGAGTCTGTTGCGCCCGCTACTGTCTCTAAGGCTGCTGTCTGGCCGTATGGCAATCTACAGCTTCATGTCGGCGGGTTTCTCAGGTCGGCGCGGCGCACCATCCTCCTGGTCGTGTTCAGTCAGAACGGGCAGCGCGTGTTTTCCCAGACGGGCGGCGAGCTTGAGGCGTCGGGCTACAGGTTGACGGCGCTCAATGATTGCCTCGTCCGCGTCGAGTGGGAGAAGTTGGCGCAGTTCATTACTTGCGATGCGCCGAGCGTCGGCATTGGTAGTGCCTACAGCAAACTTGTCCCAACAGAATCGGCTGCAGCCGATCCGGTGCCGGCGAAGCGGTAGGGGTGTCTTATGTGCCTTTGTGGCGGTGCCGGCGCGCAATGTGCGCGGCTGGAAAACGGGGGGTGAATTGGCCGGATACTGGCCAAGAGGGGGCCGAAGAGGCCCCCGTTTTTTTTTGGACCTGGCGCGCTCAAGAATTGCGGGGAGCGTTGCCGCTCCCCCCTTGTTCTGTGCTTATGCCGCCATGGGCTCGGCCTCGGCGGCTTGCGATCGGTGGAGATAATCGACGGCGCGTTGTGCGTGTGCGGCGGCCTGGAAGATGGCGCGCTTGTCGTTCTGAAGAACCTTGAGCCAGTGCCCGATATAGGCGGCGTGGTCGTCGCGGGGCTCGGGGGTGATGCCAAGATCGGCACAGAGGAAAGCGGCGCCAAGTTCGGCGACAAGCTCTTCGCGGGCGTAACCTTCATCGCCGAAGCGCTGGCGGCCGAAGTCACGGTCAAGGCGGCTCGGGTGTTTCGTCCAGTGCGTGAGTTCGTGCGCCTTGGTGGCGGCGTAGCTCTCGGCGTCCTTGAAGGCTTCAGGGGCCGGAAGCTGGATGATGTCGGCGGCGGGAGCGTAATAGGCCCGGTTTCCGCCATGGCGGAAGGTTGCGCCGGTCGCAGCGAAGAATCGCTCGGTGTTCTCGATGAGCTGCAACGGCTCGCCTTTCGTTTCCGGCTTGGTTTGATAGCGGGCGGGTAAGCCGTCGATCTGCTGTACATTAAAAACGGTGTAAGCCTTCATGAACGGGATTTCACGCTCGATGGCGTCTCCGTTGTCGGCGGTCTCCGTTTTGGTGAAGCGGTCGGCAAAGACGACGAGGGAGCCATGCTCGCCTTTGCGGACCTGGGCGCCGATGGCCTCGGCCTGCTTGTAGGTCATCCAGGTATTCGCGGCGTAACCCTTGGCGATAGTTTCACCCCAGAGAAGCAGAATATTGATGCCTTGATAGGGCGTGCCATTGTGACGAAGCGGGCGAGTGATGCGGCCTTCCGTGTTGCCGGCGTTCCATGGTTTCAACCAAGGGCGGATGCCTTGCTCAAGGTCGGCAATGATGCGCTCGGTCACGCGGGTGTAAACGTCTTTCCGGTCTATGGTGCTGGTGGTCAT